AATTTGCGGCTGTTCCGTAATTTCAGCACTCACGGGAACTTCAATCCCTGTGGGTACGTCAATTCGGGGTTGCTCCACAACTTCCGCCGTTACAGGTACGGTGATCCCATCGGGAACGTCAATTTGCGGCTGACTTTCCACAACGGGGATCACCGGGACTGTAATGTTTGGAGTTGTAACCCCCAAATCTGGTAAGGTGGTGTCTACATCTCCAAAGGAAAAAGAGGGTGCTTCAATGGCTTGCATCGTGTTTTCAAAAGACTGCATTGCCGCCGTAGCCCGGTTAATACCGCTCATATCTACGCCCGCATTCATCGCGGATTGTACGTTTTCAATAGCGATAGTGCCAGCATTTGCGGCGTTGACAATATCCATCATAGGATCAGAAAAATTGTCATACAGTTCGATTGAAGTCTTGATAGAAGCCATTTAATCACCGTCCTTTCCGGCTTGCTTTCCTCTCAAGCTCTTTTTCTGCCTTGCATCATCTTCTTGTTTGATCTTGATGGACGCGATCACGAACGCTTTTTCCCGTTCGTCCATTTCAAGAAATTGGGATGGTAAGATGTGCAATTTTAAGAGGGCATAGAAAGCAAAACTCGCTTCCCAGTCACCCTCTTCAATTAGTTTTTTGCTTCATCCACCAGATCGTTGAAAGAGGTGTTGAAGCCCTGAAGATTCTGGACAAAGGCCACCAGCGCGTTGTACTCGCCCGGATCGTCCACCATTGCCATCAGCAGATCATCCGGCTTTTTCACGCCGTAGCTGTTCTGAAGTTCGACATTGTACAGATCGGGGGTGACAATGGACTTGATGAGCAGTTCCTTAGTGTACTTGCTACCGTCCACATGGGGGCGGTACAGGTTAGGCTTGCCAGTGACAGGAACTTCTTTGGTGCAATCCTCGCGGATTTCATCGTTTTCCTTAGAGGTGATGTGCCGGAACTCCCAATCAAGGGGCTTGCCGTTGGCATCGCACAGGGAAGCGGTGACAGGGTGGAAAACATTTTCCTTAACCTTTTTGTTCGCTTTCATAAAATAGGAAAAATTAGACATTTTCTGTACCTCTCATTCTTTAGTTGAACATTTTGATAAGCGTTTCAAAAATTGATGTATTAACTTTTGTCTGGTGGGTTTTATAGTAAATTTCTCTGCGTTTAATTTCCCACTCCAAAACGGATTTATATAGCTTTTCGTAGTTGTCCAAATTGGATTTAGAGGAAATTTTTTGCAGGGAAGTTACTAATTCTTCATCGGAATGTTCCATGATTCTAGGAACGAACTTCTTTAACGTGGGATAAAGTTCGGATTCTTTGTGGAGAACCATAATACCATTATCTGTTAAAGAAACGTCTTTGCTCCCGGTAAGTAGCTGATCCGGGGGCTGTGGGATGGGTAAAAGTTCTTTTGTCCACCCCGCTTTAACGTAAAAGCTGTTTACACCCCATAAAACAGGTGTAATTACCTCAATGTTAGGATTCATTTGTATCACCCCCTTTCGCAAAGGCTCACAACCTTTGCAAATAGTTCATCTATGCTCAATTCCTGTTGAACAGCCTGTTCGTTTTGGTGTATCTTATATGCAAGATGAGCCGCTTTTTCTTGCTGTTCAATACGATTCAAGGCAATGCTTTCTGTGCTTGAACCGTTGGAATTAAAATAGCTTAAACCGCCTTTATACGCTCTGGATGGAATATAGCCATAGATAGAAGCGATTTCTTCTAACCGTTTCTTGCAATTTAAGGTCTGTAAGGCTTTGTCTCGAATCTGGGCTATTCGTTGCTCTGAAATATGAAGTTCGTCTTTTAGTTCTCGCAACGTCTTAGAGCGGCAATAAAGCCCTGAAATAACATAGCTTTCGGTGTCCTTTAGTTCATCTACGATGTTCCAAAGAACACGGTTTGCATATTCTCGCTCAAGCTGTTCTGTAATATCATCTTCCATGTTTGACGGATCGGGGATAGAATCTTCCAATAATAGCCCGTCCGCCCCCTCAACAGGGGATTCCAGACTTGCAACGGATGATTCAAACGCCGCTTTCCGCAAGTTATCCAGCTTATTTGCGGAAATGTTTAACGCTCTGCAAATTTCAAAATCGGATGGATTTCTGTTTTCATTTTGGCACTGTACTAAAAAGCGTTTGTACCGTGCAATTTCGGAAAGTAGGTGAACGGGAATCCGCTTGACGTTGCCGCAATTTTCACAATAACGCTGAATAGACTGCCGAATCCAGTACCCCGCATAAGTTATGAATTTTGCATCATTGTCGGAAGTGTACATAGAAGCGGCCTTTTGTAGACCTAAATACCCCTCTTGCATAAGATCATCTATTTCAGCCTGTTTAGAATATTTTATTGCGGTATTGTAGATGAAAGGACGGTTTTTCAAGTAAAGCTGTTCCAAGTTGGAAGAAACATTGATCCCGGCTTGAATCTGCCTTACAAGCTCTTCATTTTCAACTTGAACTCCATTTTGCTTTTCGTTCGTCATATCGGTCTTTTTCATACGTCACCAGAGAAATCATTGTATCAATCGTTCTTTTGCTTGCGCCGTTTTCTTTGGCACGCAAGATAAGTTCAAGATGATTTCGGATTGCTAATTCATCTTGTTGCAAAATTTCTCGTTCTAAATCGGTCATCGGTTGAAATCCTCAATTATGCCGTGTGAAAAATATCAGCCGTTCAGACCATCCAAAATGATTTCCTCGTTGGTGGGAATGTAATTGGTGAACATCTGCGGGTATTTCATGGCAAGGGCTTCATACTGCTTGCCGATCTCCATCATGGTATCAGGCAGAGCGCACACAGCGTAAGTAGTACGATCCTGCACTTCAAAGCGAACCATACCGTTATAGCCCGCGTTGATGATCTCATAATCAGACAGCAGGGGGCAATCTGCAACGGCTTCAAGCTCTTTCAGACGGTCAAGATATTCGTTGATTTCTGCGGTTGTTCCCATGCGCTCATTGAGGATAGAAACGACTTCCGGGGCAAAAGTGCTGTATTTGATGGTAAGAACATCGTAGATCATCTTCATGGCCTTGTGAGAGCCTTTCAACGGCTCAATAATGCTATGAAGCAATTCGGCGGTTAACTTGCTTCCGCACATCTCGATGATTTTAAGGGCGTTTGCAACGTCGGTGGAGTGGTCTGCGTAATCCTCTGCAAAAGAAGTGCCAAATTCTTTGCAGAACTGCCGGATTAGCCCCCGAATAGAATCAGAAAACTGCTTGTTCAAGTTTCCGGCTTCGCCTTTCAACTTTTCAATGGCTTCACGCTTGCCAAAATCAGAAAGACGCTGGTTAGAATCAATCTGGCCGATGGTATCACGGATTTTCCCGGCTTCCTGCTTGTGGGTATGCTTGAGCATCAGGGCTTTCTTTGCGTAGGTTTCATAAGATTTTTCCATTTTCGTTTTCTCCTTTATCAAAAATCAACGCGGAAATATCTGCACACTTCTTTGATTTCGGCGTAAATATCGCCGTATGTGCCAAATCTGGAATTAAGATAGGGGTTATCGTTCGGAAAAGACAGCTTTGCAAGGCTGTGCAGTTCTTTCACAACGGCTACCAGTTCGGGCAACTTTGCCGTAAATGCGGCATTACGTTCTTGTTCAGTCATTTTGTTCACCTCATATTTTTATAGTTCCGTTGAACCACTTTGAATCTTTGTAGCGTTCAACGAGTTGTTCAATGTTCATTGAATCCATGTTTTCTATCAGGTCTTTTAATGCGGGGGTATCGAATCCGGGAAGTGCTGATTTTGTTTCAGCGGTTTCCAAAACGTGCTTGATTAGGGCGATGTACAGAGCTAACCGTTTTTCGGGATCAGTGTTTACACGGACAAAATCAGAGCGTTTTTCAGAATCCATAAAGTACAGAATCGGATCAGAGGGCAAATATAAACCCTCTGGCCAACAAAGCAGATCGTCAATAAGAACTTTGGTCTGCTCTGTAAAACCCGGCAAGGCGGTCATATAGGCTTCAACATCAAACATATTTTCAAAATAATGTTTGTCGCTTATGTTTTTGCCCACCCAAAGCCGCCCATTTTCTTCAACATCGGCGAAAAGAACGGGAATAGCCTGTTTGTTTTTCTGTGATTCTTCCAGTTCCCGCAAGCGGTTCAAAAGCGTTCCTCTTGCTATTCTCTGTTTAATCATCCTGCAACCTCTTTTCCATGCTTGTAAGCCGCTGTACAATATGTTCATCTTCATGCAGAGCAACACCCAATTCAAGCATAGCTTTAGCCGCCGAAACCCGTGAAGAATCGGTTGCAGTGCCGTCGTTCATAACAGTTCGTAGAACTTCCAGAGATTCCAAACAATAGCCCTGCGCCTTATCCATGGTTTCACGAAAAAGACTTTCTTTCGTGTCCTGTAAGACTTTTTGAAAATCGGCTTTCTTTTTCAATCTGCATAGTGTAGGAACGGAAATGCCGGACTTTTCAGCGGCTTCTTTGCTTGTCGGACAGGTCAGAAGATTCATTGCAACTAATTCTTTGTTGATTCGTGCCACTCTTTCACCACCTTTCTGAATTTATCGTACCTCAATATAAAGTATACCATATATAGCACTTGCTGTACTTGCCGTACACAATATTTAGTCATTTTGGGCAAAAATAAAAACCGGGGCGGTTAGCCCCGGTCGTTGATAATGCGGTATACAGAAGTAGCGGATAGCTTGTATTTTTCGGCGAGAGCGTCAATGTCTGCACCGTTATAGAAGTCCCGGCGAATGGCGTTGTTGCGTTCCTGCTTTGATGTAAATTCACCTCTGCCCGGTATGTAAAGCCGTTCGCCGGGAAAGGCTTCAAGGATTTGTTTGAATACCTCACTGCCTGTAATACTTTCCAGTAGCTTCAAATTAACTTCGTTATCGCTCAATCAATCACCACCGTTTGACGTTAATATTTCAAAGAGGGCATTTCAAACACTGTCAACCCTGTTCAATCTGTCGCTGTTTCAGGTGAACGCACATTATCCACGATAGCGGACAACTCCGAATCACGCAGATGGGACAGATCAGAAAGATTGTCAGTCAGGCAACACAGTTTGTCGGCGGTCTTGCTCTCTTCGATGTTGCCAATGGAAACTTGCTCCCAAACCCAATCGTTGATAAAGTCAATTAGGTTTTTAAGTTGCTCCATCTTGCAAGAGTAATCTTCCAGAGCGTCATGCAGTTCGGGGGCAATGATAATCTTTTTCATGGTAAAGCACCTCTCTTTAGTATTTGACAGCACTTGTCGGGCAGTTGTACAGCCTACAAAGTTCAATGAACTTATCAACCGTGGGAGCGGTCTTACCGCTTTCCCAATTCTGCATAGTGCGTTCGCCCATGTTCAGCCGTTCGGCTACTTCCTTTTGCGTATACCCGGCGTTCACACGCGCGGCGGCAAGCGAAATTTTAGAATTAGTCATTATTTGCAACCTCATTCTTCAGCATTGAAATTTACAGACACGCCGTTATCTTCTAGGAGTTTGATACAGTTGTTGATTTCTTTGGTAAGTTCGTCTGTATTATAAATGGGCTTGAAATCTTCTGTTTCTCCGTACTGCTTGCGCAGTTTCCAAAGAACAAAGCTGATAAGAAAGGCGTCATACCAACTTGTTTCAGCGGAATATTTGGGATAACCCCAAATCATATCAAAGGTGATGCTGTCCGCAAAAACTCTTATCTTGCAAACATCTGCTTCCCATGGGTCGCCTTTTGTAACCCATTCAATCTTATTGATCTTCTGGATGTTGGACAGAAGATTAGCATATTCTTTGCCTGTCAAAATTATCAGTCCTTTCTTGCTACTGTTACCGTTGATACTGTTCGCGTATATTATATCTATCTTTTATATTTATTGCTGTTTAGCGTTGACGCACCGCCTTTGTATAGAAACTGTTTTGAACAGTAGCAACGGTAACACTCTTGAAAAATATAGCGAATATAAAACAATTTTCAAGTGCTACCGTTTATTGTTACTGTTGTGCTACTGCTACTGTTCGTTACTGTTCAACGAACACTTTGCACTGCTTCCCGTTCAGGCGCATATTTTTAACAGTTGTTCCCAACGCTTGATTGAGCTGTTTTGAAAATGTCAGACGGTTCACAGGGCGAAAGTTGTTTTTAATGCAAAACTCATTATAGCGGATGTAAACTTCTCGTGTTGCTTCATTGTAAATGCCCTCAACATCTCCGTTATCGTTCCGGCAGTCCTCAATAAAAGCTAAGATAGGGTTGTTTTCCTGCTCATAATCGGTTTTAGCTTGCTGTACCTTTTGAGAAACAGTAAAGTGCTTGTTTTTTAGTACACGCTTCAAACCACCAATCGCAAGCAGGATAAAATATTCCATTGCTTCTTGTTGGGTCAGCTTTACATTGATTTGCGGATCATAATCGGGATCATTTTCTGAAAATTTAGCGTTTAACGGGATTGTGAGAAGTCGTCGCATAGCCGCCCCGGTGGGGTCTTTCATACGGGGAATGTTGTTTGCTGAAAAAATCAACTTTGCATAGGGGATAAATTGGAAAGCGTCCTTTCCTTTGTTTTCGGCTTTAATGCTTTCGCCTGTTGCGATCTTCTTGAAAATCGCAACATCTTCTTTGAAAGAATCCGAAATATCATCGCCAAGATTTGCTAACTTGCCGAATAGCATAGCGGTTGAAAATCTATCGTCAAGTTCTTTGAAATCAAGGGTTGATATATTTTTATCCCCAAGCATAGCATGAAGCATTTCGATATAGGTTGATTTGCCGTTGCTCTTATCACCTACCAAAATCACGGCTTTACCGCCGCCTAACTTGTTATCACGGTATAGACACGCTCCGGCCACTTCTTCCAGCAAAGCGCGGATTTCCGCATCATTGCAGGAAAGGCGGCTCAACACATTGTCCACCAAAGGGCAAGTTGCATCCGGCGTATAGTCCCAAGGAATCTTATTGGTGATAATGTGTTCCGGGGTAAAGTCCACAAAAGAACCATCAATGATGTTATACAGGCCGTTCTTAAAGGCGATCAGGTGCGCGTCCTCTGGTTTGGTGTTATCCCGAATCAACAGATCAAGATAATCAACGACTTCAGACCGCTTTGCACGATTTAGATCGGGGATGTGCTTAATCATGGCGGCTTCAATCTCGCCATATCCAGCGGTATAGATACCGTCCTTATAAATGTGCAACTGATTATTGATCTTGATGATATGGGCATTGTTCTTCAGGAAGATAGCGAACTTATCAAATAAGAACGTGCTACCGTTGTAGAAAACGGGTTTCTTGAACGAATCATCCCGCAAGATAGTTTCAATCTCGCTGTCTGACAGTGGAACTTTCAGCACATACTTATTGATGATCCGAATGGTTTCCCGCGCTTCTTCCACAGTAAAATCATTGCTTTGCAGGGTCAGAATGTAATTGAACAGGGCTTGATTTCGTCCGTCCCCCTCTTCCATATCAAGAAACGCCATCTTGCTACGGACGGGGAACAGCCACCGGGGGAGCGGTTGCGCTTGCTCATTTTCGGCGGTATCATAGAGGATTTCACGCTCTACACCGCCGTATTTAAGCACTTCATAGGAACTTTTCACGCCCACCTTAATATCAGCTTTTAAGCCGATTGCAAGGGTGCAATGGGTCTTACAGCCGTTCACACCGCTGTTTTTGAACAAGAAGTGCTTGCCCCGCGTGGTACGATAAACGCGGCAGTTCAAAGAATAATCTTGAACAACTTTGAACAGAACATCCGAACTTTCCCCATCGTCCAAATCAACAAGGATCGTATCTTCTGCCAGAATCCCGGCGAACTCTGGTAAAGACTTCACCTGTTCATAGGTCTTAAAGTCCGTCCTGCCCTTGAACTTCTCCACGCACTGTTTATCTTTGGTTTCAACATATCCGCGAAAGAACAATTATCTCCCTTCTTTCTTTGCAGTAAATTTTAGTTGCTTTCGGAATCACTCACTGCGCATTATCAGCCATTGCAGTGGCATTTTCGATAATGTCAGACACGGGAACATTCAGTGCTTTGGCAATCTTCCCCACGGTTTTAGGAGAGGGGGAACGCTTGCCGGAAAAGTATTTGCTAATGGATACTCGTGAAATCTCTGCGGATTCTGCAAGATCACCTTTGTTCATGCAAGCGTTTGCCATAGCGATTTGTAATTTCTGGAAATCGACTTTCAAGATTTTCACCTCACATTCTTCTATTGACAACAAGTATTCACTTGTGATACTATTTTAATACAAGCTTATATTTGTTGTCAAGCTTTTTTTACAAGTTAATACTTTAGATTCCGCCTTGCTTGTGTTATACTTACAAAAGAAAGGTGGTGTCTATGTGTCCGTAGGTGATAATATCAGACGATGTAGAAAAGAAAAGGGCTGGACACAAGCTAGGCTTGCACAGGAGTTGCAAGTATCTCAACAAATGATTGGGCAATTTGAAAAAAGCAAAAATCCCCCAAAAATTGAAACCATCGAAAAGATAGCCGTCGCTTTAAGTGTTTCGCCCATTGATTTAATAGGTGTTGAACAATGGGAAAAAGAAAAAATTGCTGGATTATCTAAAGAAGTTGAACAGCTTGAGCAATTTGATAATTTTCTTAAATCTGTTGGCTATGAAAGTAGCTATAAAGTTACTAAGTGGCATTGGGAAGATGAAAACGAAAAAGCCCCATCTGAGAAAGTACAAGTTCCCGATGAGGTGGAAACGGTACTTTCTAAAGATGGGAATACAGCAACTTTTACTGAACAAGAATTTGAAGATTTACAAGAATGCGTAAAAAATGGCGCAAAGGAAACATTGGAACGCCTGTTTTACAAGAGGGCTTTAGAACAACAGCATAAAAAATAAGCCATCACCCTCTGCAAAGGGTAACGGCTCAACACATCCGGCTATCATCTGCAAGTGACAGCAGGAAACGGCGCATATAAGCGTTGTACAGCGTTTTTGTGGGGCGAGAGTATTTCTTTCCTTGCTTAACGCAAACGCTTGTATATAAAAGAAATCCCCGCCTACTGCAATAGACAGGGATTCCGAAAGCAACCAAATCAAGAAACCTGCAAAGAATCGTGAAGTGGTCTATGTGTAAGTATACCATTCCATGATTCAAAAATCAACGAAAGGAAAGGTATACTTATGACAGGCGGAACAAGAAAACGCGGCTCGACATGGTCTTACTATTTCGATCTGGGAAAAGTTGACGGTAAACGGCAAAAAAGAGAAAAAGGCGGCTTTAAGACAAAGAAAGAAGCTGAAACCGCACTTGCCAAGGCAATCAATGAATACAATAACGCCGGGGCAGTCTTTACACCGTCTGAAATCACCGTGTCGGATTATCTGGATCAGTGGTATGATCTGTACTGCAAGCCGAATCTGAAGTACAGTACCCAAGTAAATTACTTACGAATCATAGAGGGGCATTTGAAGCCCAAGTACGGGCAATATCGGTTAAAGGCTATTACTTCGGCAATCTTGCAAGAGTACGCCAACAGTCTGAAGCTGAACGGTCTGGCAAAAAGTTCGGTTGTCGGCATTCTGTCTGTATTTGGTGCATCTTTGGATTATGCGGTTGAACCCATGCACTACCTTTCCGCAAACCCCATGCGCTATGTGAAGTTCCCCAAGATAGAGCGTAAGCCCCGTGAACGCATTGTGCTTACAATGGAAGATTGGAACAGGATCATTGAACGCTTCCCGGCTGGATCACGGTTTCATATTCCGTTGATGATCGGCTTTTATACCGGGTTGCGCATTTCAGAAGCGTTTGCCTTAACATGGGATGATATTGATCTTGAAAAACGGGAATTGACAGTAAACAAACAAGTTGTTGTGCGGAACTTTGGGGCAGACGTTCGCAAGGTGATAGAGAAGAAAGGCAAAAAAGAATTGCGCTCATCGTGGTACTTTACCACGCCCAAAACGCAATCTTCCAGCAGAACGGTCAAGTTTGGTGAAACGCTGTATCAAGCGTTGAAACAGGAACGCACCACCCAGATGGAGAATGAATTGAAGTATGGTGAATACTACACGATTCATGTAATCAAGAAAGAACTGGATGAAAAGGGCAACGAAATGCAAAGAATCGTACCAGTTCAGAAGTGCTTACAATCTGCGCTCCCACGGGTCAAGCTGGTCTGCATTGCGGAAAATGGGCAGTACACATCAACGAATACTTTCAAACACTGCTCCAGAATCATTCACGATGAACTGTTGCTTGCGTTTGATTATCACTCTTTGCGGCATACCCATGCAACGATCTTGATTGAATCGGGGGCAGATGTAAAGGACGTTCAAACCCGTTTGGGACACGCCAACATTCAAACCACCCTGCAAACCTATGTACATGATACAGAAGCGATGGCAAACCGTTCTGTTGATATTTTTGAACAGGCGATAGAGCAAAAGAAGCTGTCATAAGAAAAAGAGGATTGAGCCGCCGAAATGTTCAACGGTTCAATCCTCTTTTTTGTGTTCAATGTTCAATGGTGGAAAATGGGTGGCAAATTGACTTTTTTTACCCTTAAAAATGCTAAAAATCAAGGATTCATGCGGGTTAATGCCGTGATACACTCGCAATGCTTCGTCCTCGGAAACAGATCCACCGGCTGGACCTTCTCGGTGCGGTAGCCTTGTGTTTCCAGCCACTTGGCATCTCTTGCGGCGGTGGAGGGGTTGCAGCTGACGTAGACGACCCGGCGGGGGGACATGGCGACGACGGCGGAAAGGGTGGCCTCGTCACAGCCTTTGCGGGGCGGGTCGAGGACGATGACGTCGGGGTGGAGGCCCTCGGCGGCGAGCTGAGATGCGGCTTTGCCCGCGTCGGCGCAGAAGAAGCGGCTTCTGG